ACTAAATTCAGAATGGCAAAACTTTCTTAGCGAGAGTCTAGATGAAAAAAACATCTTTACCTATATTCAAGGTCTCCAAGAAATAATTTCCAATCTTAAACCTAGAACTATGACTGAAAAACGCAGATTGCAAATTGCAAAGACACATCTGCGTGAAGTTAAGAGGTTTGCCAGAAGAATGGAGAATGATATGTCTGTTCTACAAGAAAAACTCAATATATTAGAAGAGTCGAAAGGAGAGGGATAATGGCGAAAGCTAATACTCATCTCACTCACTTAGAAGAATTAGTTCTGACCAAAGGCCCAGATGGGTATAAGATGGCCAGAGCTTTTCTTCTAGAGCTTTTGAAGACTCTCAAGGGTAACACCAAGTCTAAGATTCAAACGTCCGTCAAATGGGACGGAGCGCCTGCTATTTTTGCAGGAACAAATCCTGAGAATGGTAAGTTTTTTGTTGGTACTAAATCAATCTTCAATAAAGTACCAAAAATTAATTATACAAAAGAAGATGTTGTAAAAAACCACGGTCATGCGCCCGGGCTTGTCGATAAACTAACAAAGGCGCTTGATTATTTACCCGCCCTGAATATTAAAAATATATTACAGGGTGATTTCATGTTTGACGATGAAATGATTGATACAGTAACAATTGATGGTGAACCACATTATCAATTCAAGCCTAATACTATTGTGTATGCTGTACCGGTGAACTCTGATTTAGGTCAACAAATTGGTGAGTCAAAGTTTGGTATAGTATTTCATACAACATATAATAGTCTTGATAGTGGCGCTAGTTTTGGTGCAGATGTATCTGGGCTTAGAAAATCACCGGGTGTTTGGTTTGATGATGCATTCTTCACAGATGATACTGGAATAGTAACACTTACAGATGAAGAAGAAGCAGAAATTGCAAGATTAGTCAAAGCCGCCGATGAAGTAAACAGTTCTATTAATTATGACGATATACCATCAGCCTTTTTAAATATTTATATAAACAGTGAAATCAAAAAAGGTAGTTTCTTAGAAGATGCAGATAAATCATTTCAAGGTTTTATTAATTGGTATTCTCAAAGAATTCAAAAGAAAATTAACAGCTTGAAAAGCCAGAAAGGTAGAGAGCGCGCAACTAACAACGCCATGCAAACTATGCAATCTTTTAATTCAAAGAAAGATGATATTGTTAATATCTTTAGGGTAAGCAGATTATTATTTGAAGCAAAGAACATTTTCATTCAAAAATATAACAATGCAGTTTACAACACCAAACATTTTGTTGACGATGGTTCTGGTGATTTAGTGGCTAGCAACCCCGAAGGCTATGTAGCAGTTGACCACAGAGGTAATGGAATTAAGTTTGTAGACCGCTTAGAATTTAGTAGAGCTAATTTTGCTGTAGATAAAGGTGATAAGTTTACTGGACAATTAAGCGAAGAAGAGGATGAGTTCGATATTGACAATGAGGATGATGATCCAGTAGTCGATGAAGATTTTCCTAAGACTGTCGCAGTTGTTCCGGGTGCATTCAAACCACCTCATAAAGGACACCTTGATATGATACGCTCATATGCAGATGAGGCAGATGAAGTGGTGGTGCTTATTTCGCGGCCAACAAAGAGCGGTAGAAAGTTACCAAACGGTAGAGAGATTACTGCTGAAGATTCACTTGAAATTTGGAATTTGTTAACAACTGGCATGCCAAACGTAAGAGTAGAGATATCGACACACGCATCACCTATTAACGCTGCATATGAATACGTAGGCGACGAAGGTCCTCTTAACATGGGGGACAAGGTCATGTTAGGTTGCAGTACCAAGGGTGGTGATTGTGGGCGATGGGAAGGTGCTGCTAAATATATTAAAGATGGCGTAGAACTGATACCAGTAACTGGTGTTGAACCCACGACCCGAATGAATGGTGAGCCATACAGCGCCACAGATTTTCGAAATGCACTTGGCGGAGCTTTAGAAAATCGTTCTGAAATCGCAGATTTTGTTGGCGAAGAAAACGTAGATGAAATATTAAGAATACTTGGACTCTCAACCATGGGCGAGCAATCTGCCATGGGAGCCGGCGGAGGTGTAACTATAGGTACCGCCCCTTTGGCATCTGGGTCGGATAAGCCGGCCAAGAGAGATACAAAAAAGAAAAAACAAAAAGAATATATTGACTTAGGCTTACTTGCTGAAGTCATGGAACTAATTAAAGAAAGAGGCATTTTAAAATGAAACCCACCGAAGAAAAAATACTTAGAAGTAGTATAAGACATATGATCAGAGAAGTCAAGCAAAAAAGGTTAAATGAAGAATCTGAATTGCGTACTTTAATCCGACAATTTATGGATTTAGAAATAAGTGATATATTGTCTGAGAATCAAACCCCAGATGTTTCCCCTACTCCTAATAAATCAACTGGTATCAACATACTTGAAGACTTGCTTAAAAAGATTGTACCAGTTTTAGAAACAGATTACAAGTCCCTTACAACTAGTGATGACCAAAGAGCTTCATTCAGAGCGCATATTGTAAATGCTGTTGAGAATAGCCTTACCCCTGCAAAAATTAATAACCAAGCCGGTGACGATGAAGCTCAACTTGATGAAGAAATCGATGAAGAAATTGAAATCAATGTAGGTGCAGATGCAGACAATGATAAGTTTATTGATATTAGAACCGATGCCGAAAAGGCTGCTGATGAAGAGCCCGATGAGACAGATCCAAGAGATGAATTTGGATCGGATGTTGCTGGGGACGAAACTGGCCGCAATATGGCTTACCAAAGTTTCAAGAAAATTGAGACAAGTGTTATTGATTCTTACGAATTATTAGCTGACCCCGAAGATCAAGAATTGTTTTTTGATTACTTAATTACCAATCTCAAACTTTATTTTGAAAAGTTTGAAGAGGAACTTGCACCTAATGTTGAAGAGCCAACAAACCAAGCTTATGATATGGCTAAACAAGGGCAGGGTGCGGATGCTGGTGGTGAAGAAGATCTTGAGCTGGAGTTATAATGCCACATCCACCTGAAGATGGAGAAACAAGACTTTCTTTAATTCAAAAATTAGCCAATGCTGGGTTTATTTTAACGTCGCGACCAATCCTTTATAGTCCACCGATTGTAATGGGTGAGATAGTAGAGGCCGAGCCGCCGTACGTACGGATGAATACTGCGTATGCAAATTCACCAGAATTTTACCATATAAATAATCTTTCAACTAATGACATTGGCGGCCAAGGTTCTGATACCGGTAATCAATTTGTAACAGATGTTTATACATGTTTAAGAATTTTTGAAGGCGCAGACGAAATTGAGAAACAGGTTCTAGAAAGCTTTACTGATGCTGATGGCGAACAATTGGTTACTAAAGGTCTTAAAAAAGCAGCTAAAAAACATGGTTTTGTCACCCTTACAGGTGAAGCTGATATTGCAGCTTACAAAAGTGCATTAGTACAAGATACCTTACAAAGATCATACGATAGAGTATCTTTGTTTGGATCGTTTCTTCTTAATACAATTAGAGGTGCAGCCTTTAAATATTATAAAAATGAACTAAACCATGCAATTAAAGAATACCTCACTGGAGACAGTGATGTTGTACTTAGTAGAGGCCGAACATTGAGTAATTTAGAAGCTTTATTAGTAGATGTTATTGAAGACATTGAAGGAGGCAGTGAAGATGGTGATCTTATCAATGCCCTACGGGATCAACTTTTAGGCAGTTGATATCGAAATTTTAAATTATCTTCTTGACAAAATCAAAATACATGGCTATACTTAAAATGTGTTTGCTTGATTGAATGCGATTTCAACCGGTTGTTTGATTGTGAATGTGTTAATATAAGAAAAGAATGTGTTTGTAATAGTATGTTATATGATCGCATGCTAGCACAACAACCACAATAAAATCAACCATGAATAAGAAAACTACAAAAAGTTATATCAATAAACTTAAAGAAAGCAATAAAATAAACGACAGTCTGTTAGTAGGCATTGGCTCTCTTTCACTTGAAGATCTGATTGCAATTAAGCTAGAATTATCTGCAAATGATATAAATAATAGACTTTTTGGGTTTGATATTTGGCGCAAAACTAGTTATATTGTGAAAGATGCAGTACTGAAATTCAGTATTTCAACTACTAAATCTAAAAAAGATGCTGCAAGATTTTTAGGAATAACTCCGACAGAATTCTATAAAGCATGTAAGAGTTTTAAAATTACAGAGAGTTTCAATGATTAATTTATTTTTAATGTTAAGTTTATTAGGTTGTCCAGCAGAACTACAAGTTACTGATTCTGCAGCAAAAGAAGTGGTAGTAACAGAACCATCAGTACCACCAACTTTAGGTGTCAACGAAGAAGACAATTGTGATCAAAAAACTTTAGGATCATCAGTCTGTAATTTCTTCTTAATTGATCAAGACGGTGAATATTGGGAGCTTTACGAACACAAAGGGAAAATAATTATTTTAGACTTCTCTACAGCATGGTGTTATCCATGTCAGATGGCCGCGGCACACACACAAAAAATTCAAGATGAATATTCAGAAGATGTTGTTTTCGTAACTCTGTTAATTCAAGGCCCATCAGGTCTTCCAGCGACTGATTTAGATGTTAGTAGTTGGGTTGAAACACATGGTATTACAACAGCGCCTGTTTTACAGGCTTCTAAAGAATATATAATGGACCCCGCAGGAATAACTGGTTATTTGGTTGGTGGATATCCAACATATGTTTATCTAGATCGCGACCTAAACATTGCTGACGCACATGTAGGATTTAATGAGGAATATATGAAGAATATTTTAGATGGAATGGTGAAGTAATGTGGAAGCTATACAAATGGAATGGTCACTATATTATGGGTGATTTAGTTAGTAAACATAGTACTGAAGATGCTGCTCTTAAAAAAGCAGCCAAAGAACTATCATTTACATTTACAGAAAAAGTTAAAAAAAATAAAGAAACTTTAATTTGGCTTGATGGCAAAAACCATGAGCCAGTTGGAGTTATAGTCAAAAAATCTAGGGGGTGATTTGGCTTCGACGTGGTAATGAAATTATTGAGTGCAAGCAGGTAAGATACGACCTTAACAGTTTAATTAATTTAGTTGCAAACAACAACTTACATTTCCAACAGCGCTTAACCGCTTAGTAGACGGGGCTTTTTAGAGCCTTGATACCCAATCTAAAATAACAGGTAGAAGACCCTGCGAAAATAAAAAATCACGATGGATGCCTTGGTCTGAAGAAGACAAGTGGAGCGCGACAGGATAGTAAGCGCGGTTGAGTTAACTATCTATCTTTTCTAATTTGTGATAGTAAATTAGATAAGCTTGTGAATGACTTTATGATGAATTTATTGCGGACGCGGGTTCAACTCCCGCCACCTCCACCATAAAAGGAAAAAACTATGTTTTGGTGGTTTAAAAAACAAAAACAAAAAAAGAAAGAACCTAATTTTGATTTCGAAGATACTATCGAATCTACTCTTTGGGATGTAAAAGAAGAATATGATTTAGAAACCGAAGAAGTAGAACGAACAGTATTTCAAAAAAGAAATTATCTTGATTATATGAATGAATGTCTGAAGAAAAAATGAATCTATTTATCGGCCTTTACAAAGGTAAAGGTACTTTAATTAATACTATCGTCAGATGGTGGACAAAAAGCCAATACAGTCACGCAGAGTTAATTTTAGATGATAAACAAACATGGATTGGCATAAGTCCATTTATTAAATCACAAGTAACAGATAGAAAAAACGTAGAATATAATCCTGAAAAATGGGACTTTTACAAGATACCCGTTACAGAAGAACAATATAGTGCAATATTAGACTTTTATGATATTACCAAAGGTGCGACTTATGATTGGACCGGAATGTTGCTCTCACAATTTTTATCATTTCGTATAAAACAAAAATATAAATGGTATTGCAGTGAGTGGATATTATATGCACTGCGTATTTCTTGCGTAGTAGACTGGAAAATTATAAAAATATTTGATCAGTCTGATTTATCACCATCAAAATTACATGATATACTTTTATTATGTGAGTTTGAAAAAACTAATTTGGAGTAAAAATGACTGTACATAAAGAAATGTTTGATAAAGAAAAGCACCCAACAACAGTAATGGTTTCAGGTGGATTTGACCCAGTACACGCCGGGCACATCCGTATGATTCGACACGCTGCGGAGTTTGGAGATGTAATTGTAATTGCCAACTCGGATGACTGGCTTTACAGAAAAAAAGGGTTTGTTTTTATGGAATATGAACGCCGCATTGAAATTTTAAATGCAATTAAGGGAGTTATTTTAGTAGACTCTGTGGATGATTCTGATGGTACTGTTTGTGATGCAATTAGAAGACATGTACCAACATTTTTTGCTAATGGTGGAGACCGCGGCAAAACAAACACACCTGAGCAATCAGTATGTGAAGAACTTGACGTGCAATTACTGTGGGGTGTAGGCGGAGAAGAAAAACTACAAAGTTCATCAGAGTTAGCTAAAAAAGCAAGAAATTTTGAAGTACCACCAGTCAGGAATAAAGTTCAACATTCCGATCGGTAGTTTTGTCACATAATTAAAATGACATGAACGATTTTAAAACATTAAAACTGGATGCATCCTTTAGGCCAGTAGAAGTTATTGATGCTCTCGAAGCCTTAGTGCTCTGTTTGGTGGGAAAAGCTGCAGCAGTAGAAACATATACTGAAGTAATAAATACAGTAACAGAAAAATTTGAATTACCATCTGTTATTGCTTTAAAAAGAATTGTAAAATTTCACTTTACAACTGTTTCGTGTAAAAGAGTTAATGTAATCTGGCGCGATGAAAACCAATGCCAGTACTGTGCTAAATTTTTTTCTACTGATAAGCTAACAATTGACCACATCTTACCTAGCAGCCGCGGCGGAAGAGATACTTGGTTGAATCTAGCGACAGCTTGTAAAAAATGTAATCAAAAAAAAGGTGACAAAACGCCCGAAGAGGCTGGAATGAGATTAATTCGAACTCCGTTTCGACCAAAAACTAATGTTTTACGTGCAGTCAAAAAAAGTCAAATAAATCCTGTCTGGAAAGATTATTTGTGGACTGTATCTTGACACAACCATAATCACACGTTATAGTTTATATATTGCCCCTTAGCTCAGTTGGTAGAGCAGATGACTGTTAATCATCTTGTCCGCGGTTCAAGCCCGCGAGGGGCAGCCATTTAACATAGGAGAAAACATGTCTGTTTTAAAAAGACTACAATCGCTAAAATTATCCGATGACGCGATGATAACTCTCACACGTGAGGAAGGTACCGATGTTTTCGTGCACAACGAAACAGAAGTAGAGGATGCAATGAATGAAACCAGCGTTATTTATGATTTTGCTTCATTGATTGCTGATACAAAATTGGATGCCCGAAATCGATGGAATGGAAATATTATTGAGCACCTTCGCGAAAATGATTTTCTTGATGATTACCAACGAGGAAGTTTTGCCTTCGAAGATTTCCTTGCAGAAACTTTGACTGAAAATTTTTATGATACCGAATTAATTGAATACTCAACAGAAAAGTATGATCATAAGCGAGGGTTCACAACTCTAACCGCACAAGTAGAAATTCCGTATGCAAATTTTATGGAAGTTGGCCCATTTGTGTCAGGTTGGACGGTTTCTGTTGAAACAGAAGATGGAACCTTATCGTTTGATGCATAAATGTTCTATTTACTGTAGGAGGACTACGCTATGGAAAAATGTGATTGCTGTGGATGCACAGCACCATGCCAGTGTGACTGCTGCTGTAAATAAAAGCGCTGTTCTGCTCGCTTTATAAGCAGAAGGGGCCTGCCCGACCCAAACGTAGGCAGAGGTTTCCGGTTATCCTAGTTCTAGACAGAAAACCGGCTTTTTTTGGGGGATGGCGGAATTGGCAGACGCACCCGGTTGTTTCCCGGGCGGTAGTTACAAACTATCTTGGAGGTTCGAACCCTTCTCCTCCAGCCATTTTTTAATTTAAGCCATAGTTACTAATGTGGAAACTGTGGCAGAATTAGTAATACTGGCTTTGAGTATGTTTTTTGCAGCTTTCTTTTGTATGAAAGTGTTGTTTATACCAGACTCAGCCATTAAAACCATAGATAAAATTCATGAAGTCGAAGAAAAGATATATCAAGAACGATAGAGTTTTGGTAAAATCATTTGCAGGCCCTAAAGTATGTGTGACTCTTAAGAGAAGATATGTTGCTAAACAATCTGAATTAAAGCTCGGTGTTGATGGCTGGGAAGCACAAATAACTAATCAGCGAGAAGTTGAGAAATTAAGAAAAAAAGGTGTGCCGTATAAACGAGGTGAAAAGCCGAAAGTTTGGGTATTTGATTCTGACATCATCAAAAAGTGTTGACAGTAAGCGTCTAAGTGGTTATAATTATTATACCTGTAGGAGGGTATTATGAATCATTTGGGCTATGCCTGTATCAATCAAGGCTTTTCATCGTTGCCGAAGTCGCAACGCATCACTACTAACCGTACTATGATCAAGCGTACGTTTCAAGACCGTGGAATCGAGTATGCTTCCGAGCTAGCTCTGCAAAATCTACGCGATTTATACACTATTCTTGAGTGGAATCTTGCTAATGATATTTACTTTTATCGGCTTTCTTCCGATATTATTCCATGGGCATCTGAGTATGACCTCGTAGACATGCCTAATTTCGGCGCTATTCACGCCGCGGCCCTCAAGGCGGGCAACTTTGCCCGTAAGCACGAAATGCGGCTCACATCGCATCCTGGGCCGTTTAACAAGCTAGCATCACCCAAGGAACGAGTATTCGAACTCACCAAGACTGACTTGTCGGTTCACGGTGATTTATTTGACCTTATCGGTTTGCCTCGCACTCCGTATGCCAAACTAAATATTCATGTCGGTGCAGCTTACGGTGACAAGCCATTTGCTCTTGATAACTTCTGTCGCAACTTCGAGCGTCTGCCTGACAATGTTCGTTCTCGCTTGACAGTCGAGAACGACGACAAAACATCTTTGTATTCAACACTTGAATTGTACGAGGGTGTATACAAGCGTATTGGTATTCCAATTGTTTTTGATTATCATCATCACATGTTACACCCGGGTGGTCAATCAGAACAAGAAGCCTTAGAACTTGCGCTGTCAACATGGGGTGATATTAAACCAGTTGTCCATTATGCAGAATCGCGTTCCAAAGAACACAACAACCCAAAGATTAAACCACAAGCACACTCAGACTTAGTATACAACGTTCTTGATGATTACGGTAATGAATTTGATATTATGATTGAAGCCAAACACAAAGAATTAGCATTGCTCAGATATCGCGATAATTTAAATGCTATGGCGGCAAATTAGACTGACAGAACTATATACTTTAGCAATACCAATGAGGATGTATGGCTAAAAAAAATTACGTGTTAGACACAAGTGTCTGCTTAACAGATGCTGATGTACTTTTCAAATTTGATAATCATGATATCTTTTTACCACTTAAGGTTTTAGAAGAAATCGACGGACATAAGAAAAGACAAGATTCAGTTGGAGCAAACGCTAGAAAAATCATTAGAACATTAGATGACCTTAGAGGAAAGGGTTCTTTAGAGAAAGGAATCAGGCTGGATAAAGGAAAAGGGATGTTAAAGGTCATATCATTTACCGATCTTAAACAAATTATTTTCCCACCAGATCTAGATTTAAGACATCCTGATCATTTAATAATTGCAACTGCTAAAACTCTTCAAGCTAATTCTGAAAATAGAAAAACTATATTGGTTTCAAGAGATATCAATATGAGAGTAATTTGTGATTCTATTGGTATACCAGCTGAAGATTATACTTCTGAAAAAGCTGTAACTTCATCTGATGAACTTTACAATGGTTTTGAGATAATACCGTTTGATGATGAAATAATCGACCGGTATTATGCAGGTGATGATATCTTAATAGATGACGAAAGTATCTATGGTAGTTTGCATCCAAATCAGTACATCATGATGGTTTCTAATGCAAATGAAAAAAAGTCCGCATTAGCTAAATTTAAAGACCACTTCACTCCGTTGCAGAAGGTAGTCCATAAGAGTATCCCCGATTGGAACATAGACGCAAGGAACAAAGAACAGGCCTTCGCAATCGATATGCTCCTAGATCCTAATATAAAAATTGTTTCTTTGATTGGACGTGCAGGATCAGGAAAAACACTTATGGCTATTGCGGCAGGATTACAACAAACAATCGGTTTAAGAACCGAGAACAATCATTACTCACGCCTTATTGTGTCCAGACCAGTTCAACCTCTTGGTAAAGACATTGGATTTCTGCCGGGTACCATGGAGGAAAAAATGCTCCCATGGTTGATGCCAATTCAAGACAATCTTAAGTTCTTAATGGGTGACAGAACTTCACTTGAAATGTACATGGAAAAAGGTAAGATTGAATTGGAAGCCTTAACTTATATTCGTGGGCGTTCCATTGCAAACGCTTTTATCGTTATTGATGAAGCTCAAAACTTAACAAAACATGAAATAAAAACAATTATTACACGAATTGGTGAAGGTACCAAAATTGTATTGACGGGTGACATTGAACAGATAGATAATGTTTATGTAAATGAAACGTCCAATGGTCTTGCACATGCAGTAGAAAAATTTAAAGAGTTTCCAATCGCTGGGCATGTTACATTCAAGAAAGGTGAAAGGTCAGAATTAGCAACATTAGCATCAAAAGTGTTGTAAAAAAATAAATTATATGTTATATTAATTTATAAGAGGTAAACATGAGTAATATAGACGACAACAATATAATAAATGAAGAACAGTTCCATACAAATGAGGTATTAGCTATGTCTGTCAGTACGGATAACGAACTTAAGGATATGTTGGTAACATACGTTGGTACTAAGTTTGACAAAGAAGATGTGACAGTCAATATGATTGCGGAAGCACTTGCGCATGAATTCCCAGAATTTGTATACGCACTTGCAGAAGAGAATTTTTTAAGAGGCTATCAATTAGGATTAGATGATGCAAACAAGTCAATTGATCAAATCATTGAAGAAACAACAACAGCAGAGTAATGTTGACTTTTATACCCCAACGGGTATACACGTTTACTTCAAAGACCCAATAGAAAATGATATTGATGTTGAGTCAATAATTGCAAAATTAGAAGCAAAACTACCAGCACATTTATTGTCAGAAATAGAAATGATTATTGTAGGTTGGGTAGAAGAATTTGAAACTCGCTCTGCAAATGCATTTTATGATTCTGGTACAATCTATGTTACAAATTTTCAAGATAACGAAGAAGATCTGTACGATGACTTGATACATGAAATATCACATTCACTAGAAGAAAAGTATGGATATGAAATTTATTCAGACAACAAGATTGCTAATGAATTTTTAGACAAAAGACAGCGATTATACGATATTTTATGGGCTAAGGGTTTTAAAGCTCCGAAATCATTTTTTATGAATACAGAATTTGAACAAGACTTTGATGATTTTTTACATAAAGATATTGGATATACTAGATTATCACCATTAATTCAGGGTTTATTTGTAAGCCCATATGCTGCTACATCTATAAGAGAATATTTTGCAACTATGTTTACAGAATTTTATTTAGATCCTAACCATAATTTTATTAAAAAGGTAAGCCCGGCGGTATATGAAAAAATAATGCTGCTGCAGGATCCAGAAAAACTTGACTTTTAATAACTACAAGGTTATAATATATGTTGAGGAATAAAAACAATGGCACATATTTCATTTTCTGAACTTAAAGACTGGGTACACTGCCCCTTTTATCACAAGCTTACTCGGGTTGATGGTATCGACGGATTTACTGGTAACCAATATACTGCATTTGGTTCAGCAATCCACTCTGTTTGTGAAAAGAAACTACTTCATGAAGAAATGAGTGAGGACTTCTTTGTCCAAGAACTTAAAAAGAACATTTCTAAACTTGATGAACCGGTTGATAATAAGATTGTGCATCAAATGATGAAGCAGGGTAACCAAATTATTCCTGAAATAGATGATGCATTGACCGAATATTTTGATGAATATGAGGTTATGTCAGTTGAAATGAAGCTAATGGAGGATATGGAAGGCTATGATGATTATAAATTTAAAGGATTTATCGACGCTATTGTTGCTACCCCTGATGGCAAAGTCCATATATTTGATTGGAAGACTTGTTCTTGGGGTTGGGATGCCAAAAAACGCTCTGAGCCAATGGTTACTTATCAACTTACTCTTTACAAACATTTTTTTTGCCAAAAGATGAATGTAGATCCTAAAAATGTAGAAACACATTTTGCTCTACTTAAGAGGACAGCCAGTAAAAATAGAGTAGAATTCTTCAGAGTCACAAGCGGCCCAAGAAAAACAGAGAATGCACTTAAACTATTGAACAAAGCAATATACAATATTAAAGAAAGTCGTTATATCAAGAATAGATTATCTTGCACATCTGGTTACGGCTGCAAATTTTTTAATACTGAACATTGTTCATGAGGATTTAATGAGAAAACAAAAGATTTTGGTGATATCTGATCACCCACTGTCTCCATCTGGAGTCGGAACACAAACAAAATATATGATTGAAGCATTGCTGAAGACAGGCAGGTATAAAGTGGTTTGTCTTGGCGGTGCTATTAAACATAAAAATTACAATCCGGTTCGTGTTGAACCGTGGATGGATGATTGGGTCATTTACCCAATTGATGGTTACGGTAATCCAGAGATTATACGTTCAGTTCTACAGAAAGAAAGACCGGATGTGTTATGGTTTATGACAGATCCAAGATTTTATGAATGGCTCTGGGAGATTGAAAATGAAGTAAGAGCTTACGTTCCGATGGTTTACTACCATGTATGGGATAATTTCCCGATACCGTATTTTAATAAAATTTGGTATGATTCAAATGATGAGGTTGTAACAATTTCTAAGGTCACAGATAAAATTGTGAGTACAACTTCCCCAGAAGCGTATGGCGAGAGAATACCACATGCTGTAAACTCAACTTTCTTTCATCAATTCAAAGATGCTGCAGCTTTAGAAAATGTTAGGAAACTAAAAGAAAAACTTTTTAGTGTTTCAAAAGAGTTTGTAAACCCAAATAAAAAAGTATTTTTCTGGAACAATAGAAATGCTCGCCGTAAACAAAGCGGTACGCTCATCTGGTGGTTTAAAGAGTGGTTAGACAAGGTCGGTCATGAAAAGGCTACACTGCTTATGCATACTGACCCAAGAGACCCACATGGCCAAGACTTGCCACACTTAATTGAGCAGCTAAAACTAAACGATGGCCAAGTTATGCTTTCAACGAATAAGGTAGAACCATATGAGTTGGCAGCAATGTATAATCTTGCCGATTACACAATTAATATTTCTGATGCCGAAGGTTTCGGTTTAGCAACTCTTGAATCTTTAGCTTGCGGAACACCAATTATTGTTAATATGACTGGTGGCTTACAAGAACAAGTTACAGACGGCAAAGAATGGTTTGGTTGGGGTATCCAACCGGCCTCCAAAACAGTTATTGGTTCTCTTCAGGTTCCTTACATTTACGAAGATAGAATTTCACAAAGTGATTTTGAAGCTACATTGTCGAAAGCTCTGAAACTAACTAAATCGAAATACAAAAAAATGTCTGAAGCTGGTATGAATCATGTCAAAAATAATTATAATTTTGAAATTTTTGAAAAACAGTGGGTTGAGTTTTTTGATAAAACCATTGAACATCATGGTTCATGGGAAAATAGAAGAAACTACAATCGATGGACGCTTAAGGAGATAGCATGAAACAAAAAATTTTATTGAAAGGACCATTACTTACGAGAAGTGGTTATGGAGAACAGGCGCGCTTTGCTTTACGTTCACTTAGAGCGCACGAAGATAAGTTTGACATTTTCATTCAACCTCTTGAATGGGGAAAAACATCGTGGATTAATGATATTAATGAGGAACGTGAATGGATTGACGCTGTAATTGAAAAAACAATTCATCACGTCCAACAAAACGGAGAATTTGATATTAGTTTACAAGTAACAGTTCCGAACGAATTTGAAAATCTTGCAAAAGTAAATGTAGGTTACACTGCTGGAATAGAAACCACCAAAGTAGCTCCCCAGTGGATAGATAAGAGCAATGCAATAGATAGATTAATTGTTGTTTCCAATCATGCCAAACAAGTATTTGAATCTACTTCTTATACACTTATTAACGAACAAACAAAACAAGAATTTCCGTTTGTTTTGACCACTCCTGTTGATGTTGTAAACTACCCTGTGAAGGTTTACGAAAATTTACCAGAGATTAATTTGAATTTGACGACAAAAAACAATTTTATTTGTGTCTCACAATTTGGGCCAAGAAAAAACCTAACAAATCTTATAAAATGGTTTGTTGAAGAGTTCCAAGAAGATGATGTTGGTTTAATTTTAAAAACCAACGTAATAAAAAATTCACTAATTGACAAAAGTGCTTCTGAGGCTAAGATTAAGAAAATCCTTCAAGATTCACCAAAAGATAGAAAATGTAAAGTTTACCTCTTGCATGGTGATATGACTGATGAGGAAATTCATTCTCTGTACCTTCACAAAAACATCGATGCATTTGTATCACTTACTCATGGTGAGGGATTTGGTTTGCCGATTTTTGAGGCCGCGTATTCTGGCATGCCTGTTGTAACAGTTGGTTGGTCTGGTCAATGTGACTATCTCTTTGATGAAACGGGCAAGGAGAATTTTTATAATGTCGCTTATGATATTCAACCTATTCAAGAAGAAGCTGTATGGGATGGTGTCTTACAGAAAGACAGTATGTGGTCATTCGCTAGAAAAGAGTCCGCTAGACAACAAATGAGGACTTGTTTGAATGATGTAATTGGTAACAACACCAATTCTTGCGAGTATGCAAACAAGCTGAATGAAAGGTTTGCAGAAGACAAAATGTATGACATGTTCGCAGAATCAGTTCTTCAAGCATGTGGCAATACACAACAAGACTCTAAGGTTGTTGTCTTGTGAAAAAAATTGTATATTGCGGTCAGTTCCATGATCTCACTGGTTATGGAATTGCTGCAAGGAGTTATTTAAAAGCTTTAGATTCTCACGTATCAAATTGCGACGATGTAGAACTTAAGGTATATTCTGTTATTATTCAAAGTGATATTACTATGAGTGATGAAGATAGAAATTTAATTGATAAATATACTTTTAAAAGCAATGAAGAACTTGAAGAATATATAAACAAAAACGATTATATATGTTTGTGGCATACACCAACACCGCTTCCACTATTTGCCGATGAGAGATTTAAGACAAGTAAAGATCTTACTAATTCATTTAAAAGGTTAATCGATGCGGCTGCAGAAAATTATCACTTAATTGTGTGGGAAACCACTGATATATGTGATGAATGGAAAGAAACAATTGAATACTTTAATCCAAAAGGTATTATTACCGCATGTGAATTCAATCGTCCTGTATTCGAAAAATATAATTCGAATGTTAAAGTAGTTCCACACCCAATTGTACAGGAAGCGAATAAAACACCAGAGCAATTAAATGTTCCTTATCAATTAGATGATAAGTTTTGTATTTTGACAATGTCACAATGGACGTACAGAAAAGGTTTTGATAAAATAATATCTGCTTTTTTAATGGAATTTGAAGACGAAGAAGATGCTGTTTTAATCGTCAAAACGTATCCAAGCCCTACTCATCCAACTGCTGAACACATTATTAAAGATATTCAAACAGCAAAAACAAAAACTGATAACCCAAAAGCAACCAAAAGCAAAATTGTTTTAGTAACTGATTTTATTGGCGCGAATCAGATGCAGTGGCTGTTTAACAAATCAGATGTATATGCTTCTGCTACAAGGGGCGAAGGATTTGGTCTGACTTTATTCGAGTCTGTATTGAACAAAATACCTATTATTGCTCCACGCGCTGGTGGTCATATAGATTATCTTAACGAAGACAGTTCGTACCTTGTTGATGGCATGTATGACTGTTGTATTACTAATGATCCGGTGTATACACAGAACAGCTTATGGTTTGAAACAAACATTTCTTCACTTAGAAAACAACTAAGAAACGCATACAATGATTGGAAACAGAATAACCTCGAACAGAAAGGCTTAGCAGGCTATGAACATTTACAGTCTTTAGAACACTTTAAGCCAAAATCGGTAGGCAAAGACATTATAGATTTTCTGAATGTTGAAAAAGACAGAACAATAAACTCTAAATTAGCAGCGATACCACAACTTTCTGACAAATTAGAATATCTGAAGGATAAGCACAAGGGTGAAACATTATATATTTTAAACTGTGGCCCATCACTGAATGAATATCACTTTGATTATCTTAAAGAACAGTTAAAAGATAAGACTGTGTTTGCTATAAAACAAGCCTATAACTATTTTCCTGAAATAACTGACTATCATTTTTTCAATTGCAGCAATTTGCCGATTGAGAAAGGTTTGAAAAAGTTAACTCAACACTATTCCTACACTCAAAATAGGCCAATAACAATTGCTAGTAGCAATTATGATATAGGCATGCGTTGGTCAAAGATACAAAAGCAGGATATCTTCTTTAAAATACCAATTCGCACAGAAATTAATAATGAATTTGTTACAGTAACTAAAAAATTTGAAGATTTTGTTATAGATAAAAACTTGACAAGACCTTGTGGGCCGGGTATAATGTATGAAACGGTGTTTTATATGGCTGTTCATTTAGGTTTTAAAGAAATAGTTCTCGTTGGATGGGATTTGCGTCAAAAAGATGCAAACGAAGATAATTATGAACATTTTTATGGAACAAATGACGACGTGTTTAACAAAGGTGATATACTAGACTGGGAAATCAAAACAACCTGTGATGCTTCAAAAGAGCTTTATTACTGGTTGAAAGAAAAAGAAATTGATATCAAAGTTGCCTCATCCAGCGCCGTGTATGAAAAAATTGAAAGGATTAGGATATGACATATATAATTGCTGAAATCGGTATTAACCATAATGGTTCAATGGAGACTGCTAAAAAACTTATTGATATTGCAGCCGTTGCAGGATGTGATGCTGTTAAGTTTCAAAAGCGCAATCCCGATGTTTGTGTGCCAGACCATCAAAAAGACATCCCGAGAGATACTCCATGGGGCACAATGTCATATATTGATTATAAGTATAGAATGGAATTTGGACAAGAAGAGTACGACGAAATTGATTTGTATTGCAAGAGTAAGGGTATTGAATGGTCGGCGTCCCCGTGGGATATGGACAGTTTAGACTTTCTGTTGCAGTATGATATACCCTTTTTAAAAATTCCCTCAGCTATGATTACCAATGAAGAACTTATGAGAGCATCGGCAAAATCAGGTAAAGAGATTATTTTCTCTACGGGTATGAGCACGCTTGAAGAAACAGACCAAGCAGTAGAATGGATGAGACAAGAAAATGCAGACTTTTCTATTTTGCATTGCAACTCAACATACCCAGCACCACTTGAGGATCTAAATCTTAAATGTATTGAGACATTAAGAGAAAGATATGGATGTGAAGTAGGTTATAGCGGCCACGAGTTTCGTTTAGGGACTACTGTTGCTAGTGTATATTTGGGTGCAACAATTATTGAAAGACATATCACCCTCGACCGCACTATGTGGGGTTCGGACCATCTTGCATCTGTTGAACCCCAAGGGCTTATTAAGCTTGTAAAAGGTATCAGAGAACTTGAGATAGCTCTCGGTGACGGCCCTAAAAGAATTACTGATGGTGAGCTTCCGGTTAGAAAGAAGCTTCGAGGCAACTGATGAATGTGTTTGACCACCATCGGGCCCGTGGTACGTTCCCTGATTGGGCTACACAAGATTGCAAAAGCTATTTCCCAACATTCAGCAATAATCTTGTAACTACACCTGAGATTGTATATCAAGAATACAAAGAATTCGAAAATTATAAGGGTAAAACCTTAATGCTGATAGGCGGCGGACCATCTGCTAACAATGATTGGGAAAAGCATGAATATGACTGTTTGTGGTCTATCAACCATTTTTTTAGAAACGAAAAACTAAAAAACAAAAAGGTTGATTTGGCTATGATTATGGGTGAACCTGATATTCAATCTGATGAATTTGTAAAATATAGAGATGCGAATAACACACTGATTGGCTTCGAGATACACGACAGGTGGCCCACGCACAAATTTGATAATTACAAAAGATATTTCTGCATGCATACTAGATTTTATGGTAGACTAGGTGCAGGTGCGAGAATGAAGATTTTTGCAGCCCATTTAGGGTTTGACAAAGTTTTATTTACAGGTTTTGACGGACCAGAAGCAATATTCGACGGAGATCATGCATTCGAGCCGGGCAAAAAAACTTTACCCGGTGTTTTCCAAAATTTAAGATTGACAAACGTTAGTTATTTTTGGAAGGAACAATATGATTATCTGTGGGATTATATTCACACACTTTACCCAGATACAAATTTTAAAAACATAGGCGGAGGCGAAAAATACCATGAAAAAGCTTGATGATATTTGCGTGCTAGTACAAGCGCGCTTGGGCTCTCAAAGAGTACCACAAAAAATGATTCGACCATTTGCCGGCACAACTCTTATGGATATATGTCTCGAAAAGCTTTCTGCTTCTTCTTATA